CTAACTGAAGCAGGTAAGTTTATAAAGTCAGATAGACATAGTATAAAGGATTGGTGTGAAATGAATAAATTTTGTAAAAATTATAAATGGGAGTTTGCTAAATGCCTGTATCAATAAGTGGAAATACTGGTATTACGTTTCCTGATGGAAGCCTACAAACAGCAGCAGCCTCTCCTTTAGTATTGCGTAACCGCATCATCAATGGTGCAATGACTTTTGATCAAAGAAATGCTGGTGCTAGTGTTACTCCTGCTAATACTAACTATACACTTGATAGATGGATATTTTATTCATCACAATCTAGTAAATTAACAATTCAACAAAATGCAGGCGCAGTAACTCCACCAGCTGGGTTTAATTATTACGCTGGTATTACTTCTACTTCTGCTTTTTCTATTGCTGCTGGTGATTATTTTGCTTTTACTCAAAATATAGAAGGTTATAACATAGCAGATTTAGCTTGGGGAACTGCATCAGCTAAAACAATAACATTATCTTTTTGGGTAAGAAGTTCGCTAACAGGAACATTTGGTGGCGCTATAAAAAATCGCCCAGCCACTAGAGGTTATCCATTTACATATACTATTTCAGCAGCTAACACTTGGGAACAAAAATCAATTACTATTACTGGTGATACTACAGGAACTTGGGCTACTACAAATGGTGTAGGATTTGAATTAGATTTTGGTTTAGGTGTTGGTTCTACATTTTCAGGAACGGCAGGTGCTTGGGCTGCTGGTGATTATATTTCTGCTACAGGTGCAGTATCAGTAGTAGGCACTAATGGTGCTACATGGTATGTCACAGGTGTCCAACTAGAACAAAACACATCAGCAACACCATTTGAACGCAGACTTTATGGTCAAGAGTTTATTAACTGTCAAAGGTATTTTACTGTTTTAGGCGGATCAAATTATACTCCTATTGGAGTTGGTGCTTCAGTTTCATCAACAGGCTCTTATATTAATGTTCCATTTCCAGTTGCAATGAGATCAGCACCTACATTAGGTTCTTTTAGTAATTTAATCATAACTGATAGACAAACATATGATTTAACTGTTACTGCATTTTCAACTGTTTATTTTGGTTTACAAGGGGCGCATATATTAGCAGTTCATAGTGGAAGCGCATCTGTAAATAGACCAGCTATGTTAAATGTTATAAGTTCTGGAACTGGATTCTTGCAATTTACTGCGGAGTTATAAAATGTATAAACAATGTATAAATTATGATGGAACAATTGCACCTTGTATAATAAGGTTAAGTGATAAATTTGTTATCCCATTTGACCCAGCCAACACAGACTACCAAGCCTACCTTAAATGGCTTGAAGAAGGCAATCAACCCTTACCAGCAGACGAATAAGGAGCAATAAATGTTTGGCATAGCTAGCTTTTCCCAAGCACCTTTTAGCTCGTTAGCAGGTAGAACATTAGAAGCTGCAGCAGCAATAACAGCAGACGCAACCGTATCTGCTTCAGGCACACGCTTTAGAACATCTGCAGCAAGCATTACTGCTACTGCTACCATTACAGTTACCACAAGCGGTGCATTAGTATTTGGTAGTGCAGTTATAAATGGCTTTGCAGACGTATCTGCATTAGGCAATAGAATACAATTTAGTAGTGGTGCAATATTAGGAACAGCAATAGTATCTGCCACTGGTGGCTCTATAGCACTAGCTTCAGCAAGTATTACAGCAACAGGCACAGTCACAGCATTAGGTTCATTACTAAACAATGGCAATGCTTCTATCACAGCTAATGCTACAGTTACAGCTAATGGATTCCGTATACTATCAGCAGCAGGTTCTATTACAGGAACTGCTATAGTCACAGCTTTAGGTGGTTATGAGGTGTCAGGTAATGCACAAGTCAATGCTTTCGCTACTGTTACAGCAAGTCCTAACGCTACATGGGCAGGCTTTGCTTATGTAGAAGGTGTAGGCACAGTTACCGCTAAAGGCTATATACAAGGTGAAGAGTGGACACCAACTCCATTTAGCACAGATACATGGACACCAGTATCAGCAAGTTCAGATACATGGACAACAATTTCACCATCATCAGATACATGGTTACGACAAGGATAAAAAATGGCAAAAACCAAAATTTCAGAATTTAGTACAACAGCAGCAGATAATACAGATATCACCAATATCAATATTGCTGAAGGTTGTTCACCAGCTAACTTAAACAATGCTGTTCGTAGCTTAATGGCATTACTAAAAGACCAACAAACAGGTTCTAGTGGTGACCCATTTACAGTAGCAGGGACATTAGTATCTTCAGGCACAGTTGACATTACAGGTGCGTTTAAACTAGACGGAACTGCAGGTGCTTCTGGTCAAGTATTGTTATCCGCAGGCACAGGTACACCTACATGGGGAAGTGGTTTCCCTAGTGGTGGTATTATAATGTGGTCAGGAACAATTGCTACTATTCCTAGCGGATGGTTATTATGTAATGGTTCTAGTGGAACACCAGACTTGCGTAATAGATTTATTATTGGTGCTTTTTCTGATGACTCTGGTACAGCTAAAACAACAATTACAGGTTCTGCTACACAAACAGGTGGTACTAAAGATGCTATTGTAGTAAGCCATACCCATACTGCAACTGTGACAGACCCAGGACATAATCACACTTATGAAACAAGAACTGGTACTCCTCCTCAATCAGGAAATGCTACAGCATGTTGGAATGGTGTAACATCAGCAAATACAGGAACAGCAACTACAGGCATTACAGTTGCTAACTCAACAGAAGGTTCAAGTGGAACAAATCAAAACTTATCTCCATACTATGCTTTAGCATTTATTATGAAAACTTAATATGGAATTAGTTAATGCTTTTTCAGTTGGAATTTTAAGGTCTAATCATAGTGAGTTATTAGACAAAGCAAAGAAACTATTTGATGGTAGAATAAAATTAAGTCTTTCTTATCCAGGAAAAATTTTAACAAGTTTAGAAAACTACAATTCAGAAACTAAAAATGTAAAGACACTTCAACATATTCCTGAAGTATTAGATATTATAGATGTTATTGAAAAAAATGCAAAAAGTTACATAGACCAAACTGGTAATAATTCAGATTTATATGATATAAAAGTTGTAAACTTTTGGATAAATGAAATGGAGTCAAATTCAGAAAGTCCTGAGCATTACCATTATGGTCATACATTATCAGGATGTTACTATGTTGATGTTCCTGTAAATGCACCTGGATTAAAATTAGTAAACCCATTAGACCATATACCAAAAGAAACTATGGAATATAGAAGTCTTACTGCTTATAATGCAAGAGATATGATTCTTGATGTAAAGAATGGTGATTTAGTGCTGTGGGAGTCATATTTAAAGCATGCAGTACAAGCAAAAGAATTTGAAGGAACAAGATGTTCAATAGCTTTTGACATAAATATAAGTATTAAGCCAAATAAAATAAGCTAGAAGATATCTTGGATTATATAAGGAATTATTAGATATGCCTACACAACGTATAGCATTTAAAGACTGGTTACCAGACCAACCGAGCATTTTAGACACAGTATCTGAAGCCAACAATGTTATTCCTTTAGCTGTAGGTTATGGTCCGTTTAAGTCAGCAGTAATATTTTCAGGCGCAGCTTCAGAAGACTTGAATAATTGCTTTGCTGCTAAACTAGACAATGACGTATTTATCTTTGCTGGTGGTGCTACTAAACTATTTAAAGTAGACAATACTGACTTATCTCTAGTAGACGAGTCTAAAGCAGGTGGTTATACAGGTACAAACAGATGGCAATTCTTACAGTTTGGTAGTCTTGCAATTGCATCTAATGGCTCTGAAAAGATACAATCTTTTGACGTAAACAGTTCTACAGCTTTTGCAGATGTAAGTTCAGATGCACCTATTGCTAAATTTATTACAGTAGTTCGTGACTTTGTGGTTGCAGGTAATATTGGTGCAGGTACATCACCTAGTAAAGTGCAATGGTCAGGTATCAATGATGCAAGCACTTGGACTACCACAGCAACATCACAATCAGACTATCAAATTATCCCTGATGGTGGTGATATAACCGGTGTCGTAGGTGGTGAGTTTGGTATCGTATTCTTAGAAAAAGCCATTGTCAGAATGTCATATATAGGCACACCACTTATATTTCAATTTGACACCATCTCTCGTAACGTAGGATGTATAGAAGGTAACTCTATAGCACAATATTCTGGCACAGCTTACTTCTTATCAGATGACGGTTTTTATGCCACAAACGGTCAAACATTAACAGGTATAGGTTCTGAAAAAGTAGATAGATACTTCTTTAACAATGCTAACATTGCAGATATTGACTCTATATCAGCAGCAGTAGATCCTGAACGTAACTTAGTTATTTGGAATTATACTAACGTATCAGGTTCTCGTTCACTACTTATCTATAACTTTGAAACACAAAAATGGTGTGAAGCAGATACAGATGTAGACTATTTATCTACA